TCATTGTGCTTTAATATTTAGTTTGTTCTTTAATTCGTTGAATATATCTGGATTTTCAAATTCTATCCAATGATATTTCTTGTATCTATCTCGATCGAAACTGTCTTTCTTTTCATATACAATCAACCCCACTTTATCACATAGGATGATGACGGAGGATTCTAGAAGACAAGCGTATGAGCGAGCTTGTAAAAAAGCTTCTTCTATCTCCTTGTTATTTTTCATATGCGACTTAGCTTCAATCAGAACTTTTGCCCTTTCCTCATCGGGTTTGTTATCATAATGGAGTGCATAATCAGGAAATACCCTATGCCCGCGTCCTGCATGTATCGGTAATTGCCGAATGAAATCCTTGTTTTCGTACCATCCCATAGAGTTAAGCAATGGTTCTAACAATTGCTGCTCCACGTCTCGTTCTATTTCTATATTCACATTCTTTGGCATAGTTGGGGCATATAGTTTCGGTAGCGTATCAGTATCAAACCCCTTTGCCTTTATCACCCGTAGAAGTTCGGAATAATCTTCGCTACTCATCCCCCACCCGTTTACACCTTGAAACTTCTTTCTGATAAGTGAATGTTTTGAAAAGTATTCGTCGGCTTGTAGTTCTTTCAGGCTGATTCGAGGAATGCTTATTCTATTGCCAATATAGATACATCCATAATATCGAAATAGTGGGTCTATTACCCCATCTGTGAGCGATGTCTCTATACAAGTGATTGCACTAACCGGAGATGTTTCATAATGGACAAGAATATCTCCTTTTGCTGTATCGGGATTTGATTGCCAAAATTTTGAATCTAAAGATTTATCTTCCGGATATAATCTGCCACCTATAAACCATGCTTGCGATGGCTTGGGAATATCAGTTTTCTCATTTTGGATGTTATTAAGGGCAAAGTCATACAGAAAAGCCCATAATTCCACTGAAGACAATCCATTTTCTTTCCTAAACCCATAAAAGATTTCGCACAATTCCCAATAATACATACATCTTCCTTTATAATCAGCTCTTTTAGGTATATTGGGAAGGTCAATACCAAAAAAGTCGGCTATTTTATCTAACTCAAATATCCGACATAGGAATAAATATGGAAAGAAATATTCAGGCGCGAATTGTGATAGAATATAGGACATAGGTTGGATAATTTCAAGCATATTTTTGAAATCATTAGCAGGAAGCCATTGTTGTCCTTCTACCCTTATACCTAACGTAATAAGTGAAACATACAGTTCTTTTGCTTCATCCAATGAAACTGGTTTGTCGTAATCTGACACACCGTAACAATATATATCTTCCAACCAATCGTTATATAAATCTTCTGGTATAAAACAGGAATGAGGACAATACCTTTTAAACAAATCATACCCTTCTGCATCGGAAAAATACTTTATCATTTTTTCTCCGATAACAGTCTGCCTATACAAATTCCATGTATATGGATTGAATTTCATAATACTAGTTTCAACAGTTTGCACATTAAGCTTTAAACTATCTCCTTCTTGACCTTTGTAATTCTATCACATTGAATATTTGCCTAACCTCTGCCAAATCAATAACTCTATCAGAATACATATCATTTAGGGAATGTATCGTTATTGTATGATTTTCTAGATTATGATCAATAATCCTTTTGACTAATATACCTTCCTCATGGATTATTACAAAATCCCATTTTCTAATATGAAGTTTAGACTCCGCCCATAGATAGGGGGCAATTTCGCGACAAAGAAGCCTATCTCCTTCAAGGTAACTTTCCTCTGTTCCATCATTCATACTATCGCCTCTCACCTCAAAAGCTACATAGTTTCCTTTAGCCTCATGATCTATTATAAAAGGTATAGTAGGCAATGTAGCCATATATGCAGCATCTTGGAAGCCACATAAATAACCTGCTTGTGCATATTGATTCACTAATGGCACATTTATAATATAGTTCTGATTCAATGGCACTACTTCTAGAACTTCTATATTTTCTTTAGATATAATAGGTTCTCCTTTTTCATAAAGAATCCAGTCCATATTCCAATGTGGGAAGCTTTTTTTTATTTTTTCTATTGTCGGTTTTCTGAAACTTTCACCAACATTATTCAAGTACCCATTCCCCAAACCAGAGATAGTATAGAATTGGTTTGGATTAATACCCTCTTTCTCAATCAGATAGAACATTCTTTCTCTTAAAGTCATATAGATATTCTAGTTTTTAATTATAGAAAACCTAGCATATTTACAATAATTAACTAGAAATTCTATGCTAGATATAGAACTTCTAGTATATTTGCATCATCAAACAGTGATAACCTAATCACTTTTGCAAAGAAAGACATTTTTAAGGTCATATACAATAGTATAAACATATTAAAATACACGATTATGAGCACGAATTTTAAAAATCAAATGAAAGAAGTCATGAGTCTAGCATGGTCTTTTGTAAAGAGAAACGGTTTCTCAATGAGCGAAGCACTGAAATGCGCATGGGCAAATATGAAGTTGAAAGCTCAAATGAAAAGCAAGATTGTGAAGTTCTATTTTCAGAAAGTAGATGGCACAATGAGAGAAGCTTACGGTACGCTTTGCGAAAAATACATGCCGGCAGTAACCGGTACTGATAAAAGAGCAAAGAACGATACGGTTCAAACCTATTTCGATACAGAACGCGGTGAGTTCAGATGTTTCAAGAAAGCTAACCTTTTAAAAATTGCATGATTATGACACGTTACGAGATTGAACAAGGCTTGAATGCCTTATACAGAGACTTGGACAATATTCAGAATATGGATGAAGAAACAGCCCGCAGAGTTTACAATGTAGATTGCAAGGCTGACATCATAGAAGTTATCGAAGAAGAAATTGATATCTATGAAGCTATCCTTTCAGGACCGGACACAGACGAAGATAACGACATGGATTATAATGCCCTCTGTCTGATTCAAGGTTTAAGCAGATACGCATAATACACGATTATACAATGCCTGTCCGGTCTCGATACCGGGTACAATCCGTAGAAGGTATGGCGGGCGCAATATATAACGGATTTTTCGTCCGTGCGCATAATGGCAAGCCTTCGGGCACATAGCAGACAGCGAAGTTAATCGGCTACAGGCAGTAACCACCGACACGCTCACAAGGTTCTAAACGAAAGATCCAGGTTGTAAGTATGACTTTTAAATTTTCTTTCAGTAGAAATTCAACGATACAATGCCTGTCCGGTCTCGATACCGGGTACAATCCGTAGAAGGTATGGCGGGCGCAAATTTTAAATTATACGATTATGTCACATTATTATTCAAAAGTAGATGCAGATAGTTTATTATCGCTAGTAAATGCATCTGATTGCGTAGAGCATTTCGGTATATCTGGTTTGGTTTCTGAAATGGATGAAACAGACGTTTTAAAACAGGTAAGCGAAGATACCATAATTAGTTATCTCGAAGATAAGGGTTTTAAAGTAGAAAAGGAGAACTAAGATGAAGTTAATCCAGTTGATTTTAGCCATACTTTTAGCCTTATGCGCTATAATTATGTTTTATGGGGCAATCACAACCTACAGCCCAATAAAAGCCATCTCTATTATTATCATGGGGATTATTTGTATCGGCTGTTTTGCTTTTGTCAGAATTGCCTATGCAGAATTACGAGAATAACCCTAAAACATCTCATAACAAGACAGAAAAAAGACAAATATATGGGCGTAACTTGTGTGCAAGACATCTACAGGTGTGATACTTGTAAATCTGCATCAGACGAATACGGAAGGAGTTGCAAGCACGGGATATTATTCCCGCTACTTCTCGTTATGAGAAATTGCCGTCAATGCGAAAACTATGAATTTGACCCGGAAAAGGTCAAACTCCATTTACAGAGAAAAGATAAAAAACTATGAATGAACAGGATAAATATGTAGTTTGCGAATCAACAGACTATGGTTGCAGGGTTTATAATGTAGTAAACACAGAAACGGGTAATCGTATCAATTATTACCCGGATTACAAATCAGCCAAAGAGTTTGCAGAACGCCAAAATAGAATAAAAATGAATGAAACATTGGAACAGCAAATTAAGCGGTTATAGTTTTGCCGTGACTGTATTGTACTTGATTACGACACCGGAAGAGAAGAATACGATCGCCTTGAAAAGATGATTGAAGAATTGAAACAACTAAAACCCAAACAGAAATCCGCAAAAAGGTAGACCGATAATCCGGCATAAGGTTCCTGCAATAAACCAGTACTGTGAGTAAGGGAAACCAGCCGGGCGGATTCTGAAAAATATAGTAGTTTTTGTCGTGTTTTATTTTGTGTTTGTACTAGGTGTACCGTCTGTGAAGATAGTACACCTTTCTTATATGGGTGGTTAGCTTATCGGTTAGAGCTTTGTGCTGCGCAGCCAATTATCACAATTGAGAGGGGTTCGATTCCTCTATCACCCGCCAATCATTAATTTAATTTTTAATCTTATGGCAACAATCAGAGAAACGATTTTAAAAGTAAAACCGGGCAAACAGAAGATTATCCCGCTATCAGAAGTTGATGTTACAGGCTACAGACAACAAGCCCATGTAATTAGCAAAGAATTGAGAGATAAAGGTGTTGTTGTTCCAGGCGGCAAGCCGGCATACACAATCTCTAAAAACAAGTACACCGGATCAATGTATATTATAAATAATATGCAGAAATAGTATCTAAACTTACACGATTATGGATAGAGTATTTACAGAGCTATCTGATAGAGAAAATGAAATTGCTCAATTGTATGGTGGCGGGTTAGAGGTAAAGGAGGTCGCTAATCTTCTTTTTCGTTCCTCTGCCACTATTAGAAATCACATGCAGAGCATATATGAAAAGCTACAGGTAAGAAACAGAAGTGAGTTATCCATTAAAATGATGGAAAGACTTAATCGTGTTAAGTTCACCTTAGACTTATCACCAATAGTTAGGGCTTCTGTTTCCTGTTTTCTATTATGTGTATTCTCACTATCGCTTTACCACGAACAAAGCGAGATGAGAAGAGGAAGAGAAGCAAAGGTTGAACGAATTGAAAGAATAAGGAGGCCAGAATGAATGCAGAAGCAAAACTAAATACTCTCTATCGAATAGGTAGCAGAGTTTCTCTCAATAAAGAGCAGGCAAAAGAGTTTGTAGGCGGTCGCTATAGACTTGAAAAACTGATAGCGGAGAAGAAAATACGGGCAGAAAAGACCGGAACCACAAAAATGTCTCCATACGCTATCAATGCCTGTGATGTGCTTCTTTATGCCGTTGATTCTAAAGAGCAAAGAATATAATTAACCCTTTAAATTTTACGATTATGAGTCTTATCAAAAAAAGTAATGAATTAGTAATCCCTACCACAGTAAAGATGATGATTTACGGTCAAGCTGGTATGGGAAAATCAACAGTGGCATTGAGCGCACCGAAACCGTTATTATTGGACTTTGACAACGGAGTCAAGCGTATGAATATGGCGCATCTGGAAAACATAGATACCGTACAGGTCACTTCATGGAATGATGTGCAACAGGTTTTGCAAGAAGATTTATCGGCTTATCAGACAATCGTAGTTGATACCATTGGTAAGATGATGGATTTCATCATTACTTATAAATGTGGCAGCCGCCAACCATCCATCAGGGATTGGAGCGGTATTAATGCAGAGTTTTCATGGATGACAAGAACGCTCTCAAGCTTGAATAAACACATCATTTTCGTTGCCCATCGGGACACACGGAAAGAGGGTGATGATACGGTGTTCATTCCTGCTTTACGTGAAAAATCCTACAACTCCATCGTTACCGAACTGGATTTGCTCGGCTATCTTGAAATGAAAAGTGAAAGAGGCGTTCAAAGACGCACTATAACTTTTGACCCGACTTCAAGAAATGACGGTAAGAATACCTGCAATCTTCCTTCAGTAATGGAGGTTCCTACCATCCTTGACAAGAATGGCAATCCGACTGCCAAAAACGACTTTATCACTACCAAGATAATCAATTCGTATTTGGGTATGCTTGCAGCCAAAAAAGCGGCACAGGAAAAGTATGATAAAGTTATTGAAGAAATAAAAGAACAGATCGAACTTATTACGGATGCGGAATCTGCCAATAATTTTATCGCGCAAATAGATAATTTTGAGCACGTTGGTTCTTCAAAGCAAATGGCGGCAAAGTTGGTAGCCAACAAAGCGAAGTCTTTGAATCTGAAACTTAATTCAGAAAAGAAATATGAACCAGCAGCCTAAATATCGTATTTACGCAACGCTTCTTGATGCCTTTGGGGAATATCTGAATAGTGATGTGATTTGGGATAAATATTGGGGGTGGTCAGAAAATCCGCCCCATACTCCCGAAGAATTTCACGAACAACAGTTTCAAGAACTGATAGACCGGATTAACCGCAAGCCATTCGATAGCGAAGCGGCAGACAAGGGAACAGCCTTTAATGAATTAGTGGATGCTCTGATTGAAAAGAGAAAGCCTAATGATATGGATGTAGAAAGGAATGCAGAAAACACTTGCTACACGGTAATTTACAAGAATCGTACATTTACTTTCCCTATTTCTCTTTGTTGTGAATTTGCAGACTATTTCAAAGGCGCATTAACACAGCAGAGAGTAGAAGCAATCCTACCGACCGCATACGGCAATGTTTTGGTTTATGGGGTAATTGACGAACTGATGCCTACCAGCGTTCACGACATCAAAACAACCGGCAGTTACACTGTAGGGAAATTCAAAGACCACCATCAACATTTGATTTATCCTTACGCTTTGATGCAGAACGGTTCGGATGTACGGACATTTGAGTACAACATTGTAGAGTTCAACAAAGGCGGTTATGTGGTAGATACCTATACAGAAACATACGTTTTCAATCCTGAACGTGATATTCCTATTCTTACTAATCATTGTGAGGAGTTTATCCGGTTCTTGGAAGAGAACAGGGAACTTATAACCGATAAAAAGATTTTTGGAGGAGAAAATTAATGGCAAATCAAATAACTGGAAGAATTATCGAAATCGGACAAACCGTTCAAATCCCATCCAAAAACGGTGGTTCCTCATTTACGAAACGGGAGTTTATTTTAGACGCTACCACTTATGATCCTTATACGGGAGAGCGTAGCGAGTATGAAAACATTATTCCCTTAGAGTTTTCGGGTGACAAGTGTACAGAACTTGACCGCTTTAATCGGGGTGATGTTGTTACTGTATTATTTGTCTTACAGGGACGTTCTTGGACGAATCAGGACGGAGAACTCAAACGTATGGCGTCTATTCGATGCTATAAAATAGAAGGGCGTGGGGGTGTATCACAATCCCCACAAACAGCACCAACACAACCACCACAGCCGACTTATCATCAACCGCAGGATTTTCCGCCTCCGGTTGATGCGAATGGTAATGCAAAGGATGATTTGCCTTTTTAGCGTATGATTTTCGATTTGAAGAATGAATATCAAATACCCAAGTTCAAAGAGTATGTAAACAAGCTGTTTAGTGAACGTGCGGTGGTGGAAGTGAAAAAGAAACTTCCTAACCGCACGCTTGCCCAAAACAGCTACTTACATCTTCTTTTAGGATATTTCGGTAGTGAGTACGGTTGTAGCCTTGACGAAGCCAAAATTGACTTCTATAAGAGGACTTGCAACCGTGATTTGTTTGAGAGAAAGGCAGTCAACAAGAAGGGCAATGAAGTATTCTATTTGCGCAGTTCTGCCGAACTGACAACGGGCGAAATGACCTTATCTATTGACCGTTTTCGTAATTGGAGTGCGGCACAGGCAGGAATTTATTTGCCGGCTGCAAATGAATATCAAATGCTGGTATATGCCCAGCAAGAAATTGAACGTAACAAAGAATTTATTTAATCATTTTATTTTATGGACAAATTTTTAGGTCAAGAAATCCCCGAAAAGGATAGATGGCAGTTCTTACAGGACAATGCCGATGCAGTGGAAGAGATTGGCTATACTCATCGCTTTACACCGGATGAGTTGGCTCAAAAGAAAGAATCTCTTGCTGAAACCTCAATTCAAATTAATGATATTGAGATAGAGAAAAAAGAAGCAATGGAAGCATTTAAGGCTGAATTAAAACCTTTAAATGAAAGAAAACAGGAACTTCTTGAAAATATAAAGAAAGGCTCTGAATATGTTGAAAATGAAGAGTGTGTGAAAATTCTCTATCATGAAGAAAAGATGGCCGGATATTACAACAAACTTGGTGAGCTGGTTTATTCCCGTCCTATCATGCCGCAGGAAATGCAAAGAACTATTTTTAATATTAACCGTAAAACAGGAACAGAATCATGAGCGAAAACAAATTAAACGTGGTTGTACCGAAAGATTATAATGGTACGCCTATTGAAGTAGTATTGAGAGAGGGAACAGCCCCCGAACAACTGGAGATAAAAGAGCCGGAAAGGGTTATGATAGACGGGACGATTGATGCGCCTTACAGATGGTTAGAGAAACGTATTGATTTAATCAACCAAAAGTCTTCCAATATTATCGTGAATCGTGACAAGATGGGGATGATTTTAACGATTAACGAAACAAATTATTACCAAGATGCCATCACCGGTGTACTTCAGCCGTCCAAAGAGATGGTAGAGTTCGGCATTAATACCGATAAGAAATGGGAACCTATCAAATTATCGCAGTTTTTGAAGATGCACCGAGCTTTCTTTACTGACAAGTCGCAGAACATGATGCTTGTTTCTACTTTGAAGAACTTCAAGGCAAAAGTAAACCAAGACATCGAACGCAGTAAGGAGGAAAATGGCAGTAAGGTGGATAACTACTCACAGGTGGTTGATTCCAACCTTCCAAAATCTTTCAAACTAAACATCCCTCTTTTCAAAGGTTTTGCCTGTGAAGAGATAGAAGTCGAAATTTACGCTGATGTGGACGGTCGGGATGTTTCTTTATCTCTTGTGTCTGCCGGTGCGAATGAGGCCATCGAGGAATACAAAAATAAAGTCATTGATGAACAGTTGGATGCTATCAGACAAATTGCACCGGACATCGTAATCATCGAAGTATAACTTTGTTAACCTGCCTGCCTGTCTGTGAAGATTGGCGGGCGAACATGGTGGTATGGCGAAATAGGTAGACGCTGACAACTCTTAGTAGACTTGGTTACGATGTTATGAAAACTGGGCATCATTGTAAAACGAACCAATCCAGTGTTACACGGAAGATGTAGAAGATTGCCAAGCATTGCAGGTTCGAATCCTGCTGCCACCACAAACTAAAATTATAAACAATGCCGTATTACATTAAACGAACCAAAGCTAAGAAAAAAGACAAGCCTTTACCTCTGTTTGATAAAGCAGGGGTAACAGTAAAGAAGAAGCCGGATTTGAAAGCTAAACTTGATAAGGAGTTCTCTCTCTTTATCCGGCTTCGTGATTGTATGCCGAACGGATATTTTCGCTGTATCAGTTGCGGACAGATAAAACCGTTTGAGCAAGCCGATTGCGGGCACTACTTCAGTCGTACACATTTGGCGACACGGTTTGATGAGAATAACTGCCATGCCGAATGCCGTCACTGCAATAGGTTCAAAGCTGATCATCTGGAAGGATATCGGGTGAATCTGATAGCCAAAATCGGGCAACAGAAATTTGACTTGCTGAAAGTGAAAGCTGCTGGTACTTCTAAGATGTCAGATTTTGAGTACGAGCAACTAATTAAGTATTACAAAGCACTCAGTAAAAAACTACGAAAGGAGAAAGGAATATGAGTTTCGTACTTCGAGATTATCAACAACAAGCATCCGATAAAGCCGTAGCGTTCTTTAATGACAAACTAAAGAAAACCAACGCCATTATGGTTTTGCCGACTGGATCAGGCAAATCGCTTATCATTGCTGATATTGCCAACCGGTTAGACGGACATACCTTGGTGTTTCAGCCCTCGAAAGAAATTTTAGAGCAAAACTTCAAAAAGCTATGTTCATACGGTGTGCTTGATTGCTCCATCTATTCAGCCTCTTTCAACTCAAAGGAGATAAGTCGGATAACATTTGCTACCATCGGTTCTGTGAAAGCTCATCCCGAACTCTTTACTCACTTCAAAAACATCATTGTGGATGAATGTCATTTGGTAAACCCCAAAGAAGGAATGTATAAGGATTTCTTCGATTCGGTGAAGTGTAAGGTTCTTGGGCTGACAGCTACGCCTTATCGGTTATCATCTAGTCGTAATTTCGGTTCTATGCTGAAATTCATCACCCGGACAAAACCTAATGTCTTTTCAGAGGTCATTTACCATGTACAAGTATCAACCCTATTAGATATGGGCTACTTGGCAAAGCTAAACTATTATCCAATGAATCCTTCAGGATGGAATGAACTTAACCTGAAAGTAAATACCACCGGTGCCGACTATACGGATAAGTCAGTTCAAAGAGAATATGAACGTATAGACTTCTACGGGTATCTCGTCCATATTGTCCAAAGGCTGATGAATCCCAAAGCAGGTGGTAAGAGAAAAGGCATTTTAGTATTTACCCGGTTCCTGAAAGAAGCAGAACGGTTAACGATGTCAATACCTGGTTGCGCTATTGTATCCGGTGACACTCCAAAAGCCACTCGTGAAATGATTCTCCAACATTTCAAAACAGGGGAAATACCAGTAGTGGCGAATGTCGGAGTATTGACTACAGGTTTTGATTATCCGGAGCTTGACACTGTTGTTATGGCACGTCCTACGATGTCACTTGCTATGTGGTATCAGATAGTCGGTCGGGCTATCCGCCCCCACCCTTCCAAAGAATGTGGATGGATTGTGGATTTATGTGGTAACATCAAACGTTTTGGCGAAGTCTCTGATTTACGGTTGTTTGATAGCGGTAATGGTAAATGGGTAGTTTGCTCTAAAGGAAGACAATTAACAAACGTGAGATTCTAACTATGGACGAAGGATTTTTGAGGCTAAGCCGCAGGTTTTTCTCGAATGAAATGTGGAAGGTAGCCCGTGAGTTTTCGGAGTGCGAAGCGTGGCTTGACTTGATTCAGTCAGCACGATTTGAGGCAACCGACAAGGCGTACAGCCAGGGCGAACGCTCAATAACTTGTACATCCTATTATTCTCTATATTTTTTCAATCCCAATGACTTTATCTCT